AATTATAACAACACAGCAGGAGGTTATAAAAATTGACAACTGTGTATCAGACTCAAACCGAATATTCAGCCCATCGGGGTATCAGTCAACCTCGTGTTTCTAAAATGATCCGTGACGGAAAATTAAAGGGTTGTATTAAAAAAATATCTGGCAGGAAACTAATTGACCGAGATCTTGCAGATGCCGCCCTGGAACAAAACCTTGACCGATATCGCAACAAGTCAAAATCAGCAGACAAACAACCGGACGAAAGACCAAATAGAAAAAAGAAACCGACCAAAGAAGATCGACAAAGAATCATAGAGGCAGCCGAGCTTGACCCGGAGCAATCTCTTGCAGAATCGCAACGGCAAAAAGCCCTTTATGATGCAGCCATTCGGAAACTTGATCTTGATGAACGGTCGGGTGAGATCATAAAAAAAGAGGATGTAGAAAAGCAATATTTTGAAATAGCCCGGAGGGTTCGGGATTCTATATTGAACGTGCCGAGCAGGATCAGTGCAGAGATATCCAGCATGACAGATGTTCACCTGGTATCTGAAAAGATGATCACCGAGTTAACTTCTGCGCTGGAAGAGCTTAGTCATTGACTTGTATCTTGGCATTTAAAGAGGGATTAAAGCCGGACCCATATATTGACCTGGTCGAATGGGGAAATACCTATTTTCGTTTAACCAAAGAATCAAGTGTTGAGCCGGGAGTCTACCGGACCAGCCGAACGCCATACGTCGAAGAGATCCTCCGGGAGCTTTCCCCGCAGTCCCCGACACAAGAGATAGTTGTTATTAAGCCAACTCAAACAGGATTTACTACGCTGGCTAATATATTCTTGTTCGCAATCGCTCACTTGTATGCAGGTCCAGCAATGATGGCTCAACCCACCGATGATATGGCAAAAAAACACAGTAAGAAAAAGATAGGGCCGTCTGTTCGGGCGGTCCCCTGCCTAAAAGATATTATCAAACCCACAAAATCCAGGGATTCAGGGAACACACTTTTACTGAAAGAGTTTCCCGGCGGGAGCTGGACGTTTACCGGATCAAACTCCCCGGCATCGGCCAGGTCAGATTCAATCCGATATTTAATCCTTGATGATTACGATGGTTTTGTCCAGGACGCAGGGGGCGAGGGAGCGCCCGGGGATCTGCTAAAAAAGAGGACAGACGCATTTGGATCAAAGCGGAAAATCTATATTAACTCCACGCCCACAGTAAAAGGGGTTTCTCATATTGAACGGGAGTGGAACGAATCAAGCCAGGGGTATTTCAATGTTCCATGTCCACATTGTTCCGAATATCAATTTTTTGATTTTGGAGGTAGGGATTCGGATTGGGGCGTAAGGTTCACCCGTGACGACGACAAACAAATCATAGATATCTGGTACGTTTGCCAGCATTGCCATGAGCGGATAGACGAATGGCAAAAAACTGAAATGATGATCCGTGGGAAGTACGTCCATAAGTTCCCAAACCGAAAAAAACGGGGGTTTAAGATTAACGCACTATACTCCCCGGTGGGGTGGTTGTCTTGGGAACAAATAATGAACGAGTTTGTGAAGGCTGCCGGAGCATTGAAAAAAGGCAATTCTCAACCAATGAAGGTTTGGACAAACACAAGATCAGCCGACGTTTGGGAAGAGGACGGCGATCAGCCAGAATGGAACAAACTTGCAGCCAGGGCAGAACCATATAAGATTCTGACAGTGCCCATGGGTGGAATGTTGGTTACATCGGGTGTTGACACGCAGGACAACCGGCTTGAGGTATTAGTGAAAGCCTGGGGAAGAGGTGAGGAAAACTGGACAATATATCAGGGCACACTGTACGGAGACCCAGATCAGGCCGCAGTCTGGCAACAGTTAGACGAGATTCTCTACCGAATGTACCGGCATGAATCCGGTGTTGACCTCCGCATAGTCTCGATGGGCATCGACACCGGCGGCCATAAAACCCAAGCCGTTTATAATTACTGCCGACAGCGTGGGCCGATAGTTTTCGCTCTCAAGGGTGCCAGTACGCCGGGTAAACCCATTCTTAATCGGCCCACAACTCAAGATGTAACATACGGCGGAAAGACTATCAAAAAAGGTGTTCAACTATGGTCAATCGGAACGGATATTGCCAAGGGAACGATATACAATCGTTTAAAGCTCAATGACGTTGGCCCTGGGTATGCTCATTTCCCTATTGGCCTTGATGATGAATTTTACAAACAATTGACGGCTGAAAAGCTGGTCACAAGTTACGATAAACAAGGTTTTCCTGTCCAAAAATGGATCAAAACAAGAGAGCGAAATGATGTTCTTGATGAGGACATCTACTGCTATGCCGCAGCTCTCAAGTCTGGAATGCAACGAATGGACTGGGACAATATGTCAAAATCATTAAAAGATAAGGGCGAACAGCAATTACTTGACCCTACACATTCACAAAAAACAAACAAACGTCAAACAGCAATAAAAAGCAAATGGATGGCATAAATGATCAAAACAAGAGAAAAAACAGGCTTTCTAATGGGAAAAAAAGAGATCCAGGCGTTTCTAAACGATATGCCGAACCACACCTTGATGAAATTGATGGCTGATGGTTTGCCGGTTCGGATTCTTAACGGTGGTCGGTGGGTTGCTCATAAAGATAATATTGAGGTTTTTTTGAAAAAATATACTTTTCAATAGCATTTTTAAGGCGTTGTCAAGAACTTTAACTACACGACAGGACGTTGTTTTGGCACAAACCATGTCACATTCCCAACCGATCTACCAATTTAGCAAAAAACCCGTGTTAAAATCCTCTTAAATGAAACGATAAGAATCTTTTAAGAGGAAAACACGGGTTTTTTATGGCATACACCTCGATAGATTTAGAAAAAATTCAGAAAGCCATCATTGATCTCGGCGCAGGCGATCGAGTCGTCCAGGTTGATTTTTCAGATGGCCATTCCACGAAATACTCCGAAACGACAAAAAAAGATTTGTTTGAAATAGAATCAAGGATTCTCAGATCCTTAAACCCCACATCCAAGCGATATATTCGGACAGTTTCCCGGAAGGGCCTATAATGGGTCACATTGTTGACAAGACAGGGCGACCATATACAAACGCCCCGACGTTTGAGGGTGCCAGCTATGCACCTCGAATGTCAAATTTTATCGCCCCCACTATTGGCCCCAATGCGGCCATTGGAAATAATCTATCTACGCTCCGTGGAAGATCTCGCCAGGCCATCCGCAACAATCCGCTCGCAAAGGGCGCACAGACAACAAGAACGGCCAATATGGTCGGGACTGGCATCAAGCCCCGCTTTAATTTTGACAAAAACACAGAGTTAAAAGAAAGAGTCCAAGAGCTTTGGCTTGATTCTGTGTCTGAATTTGACTGGGATGAAAACACCGATTTTTATGGGCTCCAAGGGATTATTTCAAACGCTCTTTTCTCGGACGGTGAAAGCCTGGCGATGTTTCGTCCCAGGAACAGTTATGCAGATCTTATGGTTCCGCTTCAGATCCAACTCTTAGAAGCTGACCATCTTGACATTGCATATACAACGACATTGCCCAGCGGAAACAAGATCCGAATGGGCATCGAATACAATACCATGGGCAAGCGTGTTGCATATTGGCTGCACAAAGACCACCCCGGCGAAGCTTACATGAACTCCGATATGGGCAGGGCAAGAGTTCCAGCGAAAAATATCATGCACATATTCGACCCGACCCGACCGGGCCAGCAACGGGGTTTGCCGTCAATGTCGTCCACGCTCGTAAAGCTTCATGAAATAGATCAATGTGTAGACGCTGAGCTTGTCCGGCGAAAAACAACGGCCCTATTCGGCGGATTCATCACGTCACCGGACGAGGAAGGCGGGATCCCCGATTTTATGGGAGTTGCTGAGTCTACATCAACCGGAGACGTCCAGGGCCTTGAGCCTGGATCTTTTGCCGTTTTATCTCCAGGCCAAGAAGTTACATTTTCAGAGCCCAAAGATGTTTCAGGATCATATAACGCATGGATGAGACAACAGCTTATGGACCTGAGTCGGGGGTGGGGAATTACCGCCGAACAGCTAACCGGCGACCTTTCAGAAGTCAACTATTCATCAATTCGGGCAGGGCTTCTTGAGTTTCGCCGTATGATCACAATGGAGTTGAAAAAAACTCTTGTTTTTCAATTTTGTAGGCCGGTTATTCAGCGCTGGATGTCAACGGCAGTCTTGGCAAACAAGTTACATATTGAAAACTTCCATGCTGACAAACGCAAATACTACCGTGGTATCAGTTGGCAAACTCAGCCATGGGCATGGGTCGATCCGTATAAAGACATGCTTGCAGAAATATTAGAAATCCGTGGAGGACTCAAGAACTACACGCAGGCCCTCAGCGACCGTGGCCAGGACATCGAAACATTCTTTGCAGAGCGCAATGAAGAGGAAAAGATTCTCGACGCTTACAAATTTATTTTTGACACAGACCCCAGGAGAACAACATCGAAGGGCATGTATCAGGCCATGGGCGAAACAGAGGAAGGAGGTAAAAAGAAAGATGAATGATCTATTAGGGTCTCCCTTTTTGATGGCCGAGGTGAGTTTTAACGAGCTTGCAAACCTGACGCCAGAGGCACTTGAAGCAAAACGAGCGCAGAGGTTAGAGCGAACATATACCGTAAAAAAACGGGACAATGTAGCAGTCATGGCGGTTCACGGGGCAATCTCCCGGTATGATTCTTTTTTAAATTGGATCAGGGGCGGCACTGCCCTGGAGGATCTTGCGCTTGATTTTAAAACAGCTCTCGATAATCCAGAGATCAAGGCCGTGATTCTCGACGTGGACTCCCCCGGCGGTGAGGCGGCAGGTATCAATGAATTTGCAGAAATGGTTCGTGCTGCCAAAAAGCCGGTAATCGCATATGTGGGAAATCAAGCGGCATCGGCGGCATTGTGGATTGCATCGGCGGCAAAGGAGATCGTAGTCAACGAGACGGCAGAACTTGGTTCGCTCGGTGTCGTTTTTGGATATCGCCCGTCTGAGAGTAAAATCGTGGAGATTGTTTCCACAGCATCTCCAAAAAAGAGACTGGACCCAGGGTCAAAAGAGGGAAAAGCAGAGATCCAGGGCCGAGCAGATAACCTGGCCGGTATTTTTATTGCCCAGGTAGCAAAATATCGAAAGGTCACAGAGGAAAAAGTTAAAAGCGATTTCGGCCAGGGTGGAATGATGATCGCTGCAAAAGCCATCAAGGTCGGAATGGCTGACAGATATGGAAGCCTGGAAAACTTAATCACCGAGTTGCAGGCCAAACACACAAATATTTATGGAGGAACCCATATGGGTTTAACTACTGATTTACGTGCATTGATTGCCGGAAAAGATGACTCTGAAATTGAGAAATCTTTTGAAACTCTTGGGTACGTCCCGAAGGTATCCGGCGACGCTCCAGACGTGGAGAAAATCAAAACAGAGGCCATGGCCGCAGGAAAAGCGGAAGGCGCAGAGGAATTTAAAAAAACTGAGTCTGCCAGGATCTCCGCAATTATGGAAAAGGTCCAGATTGCAGGCGTAACAAGCGCTAAGTTTACGGCGGAGCTACTCGGCATGACATCCGAGGAAGCAGGAAAGCGGATCATCGACGCCCAGGCAGACGCATCGATGCGGACAGAAGTTTTTTCGACAGTAAACCCGATGAGCAACGGTGGCGAGAATCCCCTGGTTGCTGATGCAAAAAAAAGAGCCGGAGGTAAATAATGGCAGCTTATACAGAACCCAATAACCTAAAAGATTTTTTGGTTTGGGAAGAGGAACGTGGCAAGAGTCGTGAGAAGATAGTTGTCCTCACAGGGGAAAATATTGCACTGGCAGAGGTGATGGGAAAAATCACATTGTCCTGCCCTGCAACGGGGACGGTTGGCGGAGGTAATACCGGTGCAAGCACATGTGGCTCAGTAACCGCCGGACCGAAAGCCAAGATTGGAACATATACTCTAACATGTATTGCCGAAGCAACCGGAGCAGGTACGTTTGCCGTTGCAGATCCTGATGGTTTCGCCCTGGCAAGTGCCACTGTTGGGACCGCTTATGTCAATGATCATATCAATTTTACGCTGACCGATGCCGGGGAAGATTCAAACCTTGGCGATATTTATACTATCGAAATCACCGCCGGTTCCGGGAAATATGTTGAAGTTGATGCCGCAGCCGTTGACGGTTCCCAGAACGCCGCAGGCATCGCCATTGCCAATTACAATGCAACATCGGCCGACACCGCAGGCGTTGCCATCGTTCGAGACGCCATCATCACATCATCAAATCTGGTATGGCCGTCCAGTGCAACTGCACCAGAAAAGGCCTCTTGGCTGGCCCAGCTTGCCGAAACCGGAATCATCGTACGGGAGGAATCATAATGTTGAACCCTTGGACAAACGACGCCTTTTCTATGGCGTCACTGACAGATGCAATTAACATCTTGCCGAATAATTACGGTAAGATTGAAACTATGGGCCTAATGCCGATCAAAGGCGTAAGGACTCGCACAATCATGATTGAGGAAAAGAATGGTATTCTCAATCTTATCACGTCACAGCCTCCCGGATCTCCCGGAGCGCAGAACCAGACCGGGAAAAGAGCTGTTCGGTCTTTTGTAATCCCCCACCTGCCCCTTGATGATACTCTCCTCCCCGCCGAATATGAGGGAGTACGTGCCTTTGGTTCTGAAAACGAGCTTGCGCCTTTCATGACGATCATGAACGACAAGCTCCAGACGATGAAAAACAAGCACGCTATCACCCTGGAACATCTAAGAATGGGCGCTCTCAAGGGTATTATTTTGGACGGTGACGGGTCCACGCTTTACAACCTTTATACCGAGTTTGGGATCAGCCCCAAGACGGTCAGTTTTGCGCTTGGGACAGACACTACAAAAGTGAGATCAAAATGCCTTGCAGTCTCCAGACACATCGAGGAAAACCTCAAAGGTGAAACGATGACGGGAACACATGTTCTTTGTTCTTCGGGATTCTTTGATGCCTTGATCGATCACCCGCTCGTGAAAGAGGCATATGCAAATTACGGCGAAGCGGCAGATAGGCTCGGCGGAGATCCCAGGAAGGGCTTTAAATTCGGCGGTCTGACATTTGAGGAATATATCGGCAATGCCCCAGATGCTGACGGTAATTCCAGGAAATTTATTGCCGATGGTGAAGCCCACGCATATCCTACCGGGACAATGGCAACATTCCAAACATATGTTGGCCCTGCTGATTTTGTGGAAACAGCCAATACAATTGGTGTGCCATTCTACGCAAAACAGGAGCCCAGGAAGTTCAACCGGGGAGTTGATTTACACACGCAGTCAAACCCGTTGCCCCTTTGTAAGCGCCCCGAAACTCTCGTGAAACTGACGGTGGCATAGGGAGGTTTCCTTATGAGCGAAAAATCAATTATAAGCCGGGAGACAATCACATTTACAGCGAGCGCCGTTGAATTGATGATTCCTCCCGGCACAAACAAGATTTGGATACTCAATTTGTCCGATGATGCTCTGCTGACCATCGAGGTAAACGAGCAAACAGCGACACCCGAAGATGATGCAGAGTTCTATCAAATGACAAATGCGATCAGCGTGTTGCAGTTTCCGTTCTATGCCGAGATGACAAAGATTTACCTGTCATCCCCGGCGGCATCAACGGCCCAGGTGGAGTTCCGCAGAAGATGAGCGATCCCCTGATCCAAAAAGCGGCGAGAGATATCATGTTCAAGCGTGGTGTCTCTGCTGTTTATGAATCCGTGGATGGATGTACCACAATCCCTGATTGCCTGGTCAGAGTTGATCATGAAACACTGCTCCGGCCAGACGGCGCAGACTATGAGATCCCAACGTTTGGGATTACAATCCAGGCCCTGTTTGAAGATGTCGGAATACCAATGCGGGGGGACGAGTTTGATATTGACGGGTCTGTTTACCGGGTGGAGCGCATTGATAGCAACGATCGAGTTTTCGTGAAGGTGGTGGTCAATGAGCATTGAAATATCACAATCTGATCTTGCCCGTGTTGAGAGTCTTTTGCGTGACATCAAAAACGGTAGCAAGCGAGCGCTCACAAATGCGATAAATAAAACATTGATCAACGTACAAACCAGGGCGGCCAAGGATATCGGTGCAGACTTGGCGCTGACAGCAAAGCGAATTAAGCAAAACTTTACTGTGAGCAAGGCTAATTTTTCGGATATATCGGGATCTTTTACGTCAAAAGGTGTCCCGATTGGCCTGATAAACTTTGCGGCAAGACAGACAAAGAAA